TTGCAAGCTCCGGATCGCGGTTTGCAATGGATTGGAAAACATTGCCAATTGCACGTTCACTTTTCGGCAAAGGAGATTTTGGAAAAAGAACAGCAGCCTGCGCTTCCGGTGTTTTTGCCTCCGAAAGCATACCGGATGGACTAGCATTAAACTTTTCTACGTTTTTGCTAAGTCTTTCATACTCTGCTCGCCCTTGAGCAAACTCTTGAACATTTCTTTCAAGTCGATCACGCAATGCTTGAAGCTTATCACCCAAAACTGATGTTTGTTCTTTACCTGTAGGCTCTGCCTTGTAAGACGGAGTTTCCAGCTTTGTGTCGCGCAAAAACTTGCGGACACGATCAAGCGTTCCGAGATCAGTAATGTATTCTTCCGGAGTAGCTTGCTTGCCAGGAATTACTTCATATCTGATGATATTCCCGTTTTGATCTTTAACGGGCTGCCTTACCGACTTCGTTGCCGATTCAGCTTTTTTAGCAACCAGAAGGTCTTCCATTTGCTTCAAAGGACCAGCCAAGATTCCAGATTTATCAGAAGCAGCCGTTGCGCGAATATCATTCACAACGGCAGCAACAGCGTTCGGATTTACTTGAACATCTTTTGCCGCATTGTAAAACTCGTCTACGGCTTGCGTTCTGAGTTTATCAACGTCAGAGCGAATCTGCTCGCCAATTTTCCCAGTGCGAAGCGTAACGTCATAAGGGCGCTCAACCTTTGCCGAAATATCTTGAAGCATAGCTTCTGTGGCGGCTTGGGTCTGGGCAGGGCGATTAGCCATAAACGGCTGAAACACCTCGCCGCCGCCTTTTGAGCCTTCCAAGATGCGCTGCAATTTGCCCATGTTCGTCGCGTTGCCCGTAACGAACTGGATGGCCTCAGACGATGTAAGGTCAACACCACGCGCCTTAGCGGCTTCCATCAAGGAGATGGCTTTTTCAAACTGATCTTTGCTCGCGCCTTTAGATGCCCATTGAAGAAGTTCTGTCGGCACAGTATCGCGCAACGCGCCGATACCGCGCACAACCTCGCCAAGCGTTCCTACGCCACCGCCAATGGCAGCTCCGAAAAGAGCTTCGCGCTTTGCTTCTTCTTGTTTTGCCTTAAAGCGTTCTTCTTCACTAACCATGCCGGTAGGTGCGGCAGCACCAGCAGCAGCGCCACCGGCAGCACCTTCCAAAGCAGAGCCAACAATTCGAGCGGGAGCGGCAACAATAGCAGGAGCAGCCTCAACACCTGTGATTGTGCGGCCAAGAGCCTTTAGACCGCCCAAGCCCAATTGAGCCAGCTTTGCACCAGCGGTAAACGGAGCAATAGCCGCACCGGCCTTGCCGATAGCTTGACCACCCGGTTCGCCAATTTCTTTCAGTGCCTGAGTTGCTTCAGCAGAAGCCCTGCCGCCGTATTCCTGCGGAAGAAGCTCACCAATGCCTGTAAACATCTGTCCAATACCGGACAGAGTTCCCATGCCAACGGCTTGCTGCGCTTTTTGATAGGCTTCCAAGTTTTCCTTGGAATACCAATCAGGACGCTTTGCAGGCGCGCCTTTTAGATAAGCATCAGGGTCAAACGCTGGCTGTTGTTTTAGGTAAGCATCCGGATCAAAATCAGCCATTACTGAACTCCAAGACGCTGTTTAATTTGAGCGGCGCGAGGATCATTAGGGTTTTTGCTGGCCCAATCCAATGCAGCTTGGTCTTGAGGTGCAAAAGTGCGAGTTGCTGGAGCAGAAGCAGCTGCTGGAGCTTCTTCCTTTTTCTTTGGTGTATAAGCAGGAGCTTCAATTGGCTTCATCAGAGGACTGATAAGCTTTTTCATAGAATCGCTAAGTTCGCCCTGTTGGTAGTCTTGAATAAGCTGGTTGTGGCGATCAATCTTGGTTTTGTTAAGTTCGGCATCTTTAGCCAAGATACGGCGCATAGTATTCTCATCGAGCGCGATATTGCCAGCGGCAACATCAAGAGCAAAATCTCGATCAGAGTTTGACGGATTAGCGCCAAGTATTTTAACGATAGACATAACCTTGTCTTTAACAGCGGCCTTATAAGTTTCTGTATTACTAATAATTTTATCAAGCTCAGGGCCTGGTTTAATTCCAAGAAATTCACTTGCAACTTTAGCGTACTTTGCCGCTTGAAGTTTTTGAGGCGCAAATGAACCAGAAAAAATACCTTCATCCAAAAGGTCCATAAGTGTATTTGAAGTTGTCATAGAATCGCGAGCGGTTTTAGCCGCGTCTGAACTTTCTTCAAAACCTTTAACGGCAAGATTCATCAAACCCTTTTCCATCACATTCTCAGGACGATTGATCGTCGGAATGTGATAGCCGGTAACTTCTGTCTTGCCTGATGGATAATACGTTACTTTCTTGAAAGCTGGTTGGCCTTCCGGAATGTCCATCTGCTTGCGCTCTTCAGCGGTTAAAGGAACTTCGTTTGTACGAGTTTCTGTCGAACGCTTAATCATGAGCTGTTTTGCAGCCTCTTGGCGTTGAGCAACAGGAAGGCTTGCAAGAGATGCAAGGTCTTCTTGAGTAAGATTGCCAAACACGCCCGTTCCAGCGCCAGCGGTTGTAGCGCCAGCAGCAGGAGGTGTAGCGGTTGTTGTGCCAGCGCCAGCAGCTCCCGCCGCAGGAGCGCCACCCATAGCCGCTTTCAAGCGAGCATTGAACTCTTCATTGCCTTGAACTTCTTGGCGAAGCTTCTGGGCTTGAAGACCAAGCATCTGCTGCTTCATCAAAGCTTGTTGCTGCTGCGTGTACTGCCCCGGAATGTTACCAATCTGCGCCAAATACTTTGCGCGATCACTTGGCATCTGCTTCTGGCCTGCGGCGAGAAGAAGCGCACCCAGCGAACCGAGCTGGTTGTAACCAATCAGGTTCTGCTGCTGAGGCGTAAGACCAGTGTTGGGATCAACAGTTTTGTTGTCGCCAAGGCCCATAAAGCCGCTGACCTTATCATACCACGGTGTGTTGTCTTCTTCGGCCATTTTAAATCCTCAACCCTTCACAAAGCCTTGCGGCATAGCTTTGGCTGTTTCTGTTGCCTTACCCCAATCAATGCTGAAATGCGGGTATGACGGAGGCGTATAGGAATTGTTCAGCAACCCACCGATTTGCTGGGCAAGAGCAGGGTCGTTCTGCATTGCGCCAAGAAGACCTGGAACATTCATCTGCTGCATCAAAGCCTGATTAAAGTAGTTAGACAGCGCTTCATGCGCCGGACCAAAATACTTCTGCTCCGGCTTCGGCTGAGCCATCTCTGGCTGTCCACCCTGCATCGGCTGGAGCGCCTGCGAGATATACTGCGTAGGGTCGATTGCGTATGGATTCCAATCGTAATTATACATCCCAAGGTTTCCTTAGAAGACCCGCAAAAAGTTGCGGATTAGCTTGTGGGCGGTGAATTTGCCCCATTTGCGGCACAGAACCAGCAGACTTAGGAGCGCCAGCAGCAAGAAGACCTCCGGCAAGGGGGACCATTTCCTTACCGGCTTTTCTCCAATCCTCATCTTTAACAGATGCTAAGAGGCTCAAAAGCCCACCAACTTCACCCCCCGCACCAGCTTCGCCCGGAGCGGTAGGAGTGCTGTTTGCAGTCATTCCTGGGGAATAGCCAACTTGAACAGGCGGCGGCATAGGAGCGGCAGCGCCTTCTCCAGAAGAAAAGCCGCTATTAAACTTATTCATAATACCGCCAGCGAAATCGCTTCCGGTTTGTTCTGGCTTGCCACCGTTCCAAGCAACAGCCTTTTCTCCAACGATAGAAGATGCTGGCTTGTCTGAGCTTAAAAGACCAGAAGCCCCACCAGCACCTTGCTGGTGGGCAAGATATAGATGAGCAGCAGATGGATTCTTGACACCAGCGGCTTCTAACGCAGCGCGGTTATCGGCTGCAAGACGGGCTGCCGCTTCTGCCGAAGCGTTAATATCATACGGGTCACTAAGACCATAAGCCTTAGCCGTGCTTGGAATAAACTGGAACGGACCAGCCGCACCTGATTTTTTATTAAACAGGTTTTGGCCTGAGTTGCTTTCAATCTGATATGTACGGTTAAGATAACCGGCGGGAAGATTGTACTTCCGCTCCATATCAGAAAAAAGCTGTGTGGTATCAACCATTCTTAGCTCCAAGACCCCAATGCGCTACCCATGATAGCGTCTTTAATCTTCTCAATCCGACCACAGACTATGGCCCTTCTTTCGGCTGGAAGATTTGCAATACGAACCTTGTTTTCATCAAGGTAAGCCGTGCAATCCCAGCAATCTCGTCCGGTCTTTTCACCCTTGAAGTAGTAATCAGGGATGTAAGCGCCTTCAGCTTTCAGAAACTCAAACACATGATCATCCGACCAGTGATAGATAGGAAAATCGTACTTTATTCCCTCAATAATATCACCGTTTTTAATACCAGACTTCCTGTCATCAGCGGCTCTCTGACCACGCACAATGTGCGTTACGCCAGACTGCTGAATGAAGTTGATCATGGGGTGCCAGATATTGTTGGCGCAGCAATTCAGATAGGACTGAATCTTAGGCCGATCACTATCAACAAAGTTGCGCCCATAGGTCGTATCGTTGATAGGAACAATATCCGCAGGCCAGCCTTCTTCAGCAACTTGCTGCGGCTGGTTGCCCATGACTTCTATGAAGTTGGGGAGCTTGGCTCTCCAGTATTTCATATAGTCCAGAGTTTCTTCGTACGCCGCGCCTGAATTTACCCAGACGACGTTTAGTGTATCCCATTCTCTCTTCAGTAGATAAAGACAGGCTAGGCTGTCTTTCCCCCCGGAAAACTGAAGAATCTTCATGCTAGAAGATCGAAGCGCCGATAGAGGCGATAGAAGCGGCAGCACCCAAGCCAGTAAGCAAACCATTGCTCTGCGGACCAGGACCTGTTGAAGTTGTCTGCTGACCATACGGCGTCATGCCGAGAGCCTGCAAAGGAATCTGGAGCTGCTGGAGCGGGAACTGCTGGGCTTCCTGATACGCCTGCTGCTGCGCTGCAATCTGAGCCTGAGCCTGCTGCTGCGCGAGGTCCTGACCCGTCATGGCAGCAGTCAGGCCGCCCAAAAAGTTCTGCTGCTGCTGGCCTGCAAGAGAACCAAGACCCTGAGCCGCAGAAAGATTAAGACCAGCACCTTGAAGACCAGCCTGCTGGTTAGCCTGCTGCGCCGCAAGATTGCGGGCGATGTCAGACTGAGCAGCGGCCTGTGCCTGCGAATAATTCTGGGCCATAAGCTGAGAGGCAAGATTGCCAGCCTGCATAGCAGAACCGGCGTTTGTTACGCCTTCCTGTACGCCAAGACGCGAACCGCCAAACGCGCCAGACTTGATTGCCTGATCGCCAGCCTGATTGAGCGCCTGCTGGCGCTGCATATCAATCGCCTGCAAGCCAGAACCAATTACGTTCTGGGTGTAGGGATTCATATAGGACGAAAGATCAGTGCCAGCCAAAGTCTGAGCCTGCACCTGAGCGGGATTGTAGTTCGTCAGGCCAGCGGCAGCGTTCTGAGCCAGACCAAAGGCCGGATTAGATGCGCCAATGTTGGCCTGCAAAGCCCCAATGTTAGCCATCTGGCCTTGCGTCATATCGGCGACGCGAGGGCCTTCGTACGGACCCTTCATGTTCTCAGCGACCTGATAAGCCGCCGCTAGGTTCTTCTGTCCAGCGTCTTGGACCCACTGCGGGATTTCCTGCTTTTGGACTGTGGTCTGTGTACCGCCGCCACCACTCATTTGATGTTCCTAGTGTAAATGACATGGCTGGATTTCCAGCCCATGTCTGATTCAAATTTCTTCCACCCGTAGCGAGCCGTGGCCCTGATGAAATCGCAACCCATTTCACCCGCAAACTGCACGACCTGATCGTGCAACTTTACCACATCATTAAGCCTTCCGGCAGCTAGGAAAACATTCAGATATCTTTTCCTAGGAGCTTGAACGACCTCCGTTACTGCCGCTGCCCCTTCATTCCAGAATATCTGGTAAATTCCGTCGTACAGGCCGGTTTTGATGTCCACCCAATCATGGGTTCCACCACCGTGTACCAGCGCCTTCTTCAGCCGCCGTATAAGTTCTTCTGGCGGCATCGGATCAGACACGCGACTTACCATCGTTGAGGGTTGCTGTGATCGTGCCTGTATTGCTAACGGTAATGGAGTAAACCGACCCGTTGGGTGATTGCAGCAGGATGCGAGGTGTTGCCTCATCTTTGGAGACAACAGGAATCATCGCCCTGCGAATCGTGTCCACAAACTGCTGCAAGAACGGCTGTAGCGCCCCTGCTGGCGGGATAGGTCCATTAAATATCATCTACCGGCTCCTGGGGCAACGTCGAGCCTGACCTTGCCTACTGACCAATCACCGTCAGCCGCATTTTGAAAGCGAATACGGGCTTCACGGGCGGTTACGCGGGTATCAGTATAGCCATCTGCGCGGGGCGTATAAGGGCCAAATGTGGTTTCTGCACCTTCCGGTGTGAACTTCCCGTAAAATGTGATGTTTAGCACATTGTAGTTGTGGCCCGTGGCTGGAACGACTTGGCGAACTTCCATGAAGTTGTCGCCATTTCCAATGCCCAAAGCACCAGTTTCTACATAGACCTTGCCCACGCGGGTTTGACCGGCGTCAAGATAGCCGATCTCATGTTCGTACATATTGCCGTCTGCGGCTCCCATGTACGGGTCTTTGTAGACTTCAGCCGGAGACATTGCGGAACGGGACAACGTTCCCCAACCCCACCAATTTTCAGCATAGTTCCAGATCGCGTAGCGATTGCACTCTGTCTGCCCAGCTTCAGCCCAGAAGAACCAGACTTCTGGATATGCTCCATTGTGTGAGGCGTGCATACGAAATGGCCCATAAGCCGGGTCCATAGTTCCCAGAATGTCGTTCAGAATCGGGCACTCAAGCGGCTGGACATAACCACCGGCATAAAGCTGAAAGCCAGTACGGGAAAGCCATACTGCTTTACCGTTAAATGTAGCTACACTATCAGGGTGCATCAGGGACGTATCGGACAGGCGGTTAAACCCGTAAACATATGGCAAACCTTGATAAGATGACAAATAAACATCCGACAACGAAAGGATCAGGATGCCTTCCTTGACGCGCACGCCCTTTTGAAGCGGCGTCTTAGTGGATAGGTCCAAGAAACCAGCCGTGTTGGTCGTGCTGGCATAATTCCAATCTGTATAATCTTCACGGCTGGACCAAGCCACGCGGCGTGGATTTCCGTCAGTGCCAAACACCATCACATGACGTTCTTCAGTCACGATAACGGCATTGTTTCCTGTCGGAGCGCCGCTAATAACCGTCGGCTTTGTGGTTGGTGTTGTGACGTTATAATAGAATAAACGACCATCGCTATTGGCAGTCAAGATAACATCTTGACCCCATGTGCTCATGGTCCAATAAGCATAGGGCGAAAAAACAGGCGAAGGTGCAGTGCGAGCCGTTCCATATTTATATACATTGTAATTAAACGTGCCATAGCCGCCGTTTACGCCAATGCTAGACAAAGGTGTAAATCCGGTAGGGGTTATGTCTACATATCCGCCCTGATCGACGTAAAGCTTATTATCCGTACCAACCAGAACCATACGAGTATTATCATTGGTTCGGTGAACGTGAATTTTTCGCACAGCTGAGTCAAGCGGCGAAGTTGTCAACCGCTCCCATCCCTTGATCGGGAAAACCGACCCAGACTGCCAGCGCACAAGGCTCATGTCCCAGAAACGACCAGGCGTGTCGTAGGGAGTGTTATTGCGCTCCAAGCCTGGAGGAAGCTGAACGGGGACAAAAGCCATTATTAGATTCCGTGTTCTTCAAGATGCTTTTTACGCCAGAACCAAATAGCAGAACCAGCCAAAACAATAGCAGCCATCATCAAAAACTGTGTGTTTTTCAAGAGCCCCAAGACTGTCCCAAAAAGGTCAGACGCTTCTTGAGCTTGAGCAACGACCTCTTTTGCTGCCGCAACACCACCGAGAGCGCCAGTAACCAAAGCCGCATTGCCTTGTTTGCTCTCCACCATTGTCTTTTCAACTTTTGGCACAGGAACCATGTCGGATTCATAATTGTCAGCCCACATCTTCTTTGCGACAGCCAAGCAAGTACGACGATCAGCAATGCCGTTTGTGCCGCCATTGATCTTCTTTGTTACAGCAACGATGTCATCCTTATCGGCGCAATCGTTAATCTTACGCGATTTCCAATACTCGCAAGCAATACGCAAAGCCGTTTCCGGCTCTGCTGCGAGATCAGGATTCGCGACTAGATCAAGCTCAAGCAGATCACCATATTTCTTATAGTTTGCTCTGCCAGTAAGCTGGAAGATGCCGCGACCACGGTACTTAAAACCATCACCAGCTTCTGTGTTTCCAAGGTCTTTACGTCCTTCGTAACGCTTCTGAACGTCCGTCGGACCCCAGATTTCAAACATATATTTGAAGCCACCAGTTTCATGAGCGGCTTGCGCCCAGAAATGAGCTTCTCGGAGAGCCGTGTTGATCTGATACTGCTCAAAAACATCAGGCGCTACCTTCGCAAACTTCTTGAGAAGGTCTTTCTTGGCGCGAGGGGCTAGGGCGCAGAGGTCTTCGTAGAGAGATGTTGTCATAGCTTACCTGTGCATCATGGAGTAAGTAACGGCCATCCCGATCCCGATAGCCACGATAAGACCAATAGCAGCGGCAAAAACAACCAGATTATGCATCAGCTCTTCGCGTGCAACTTCTGCTTCGTGAGCCGCTTTCTGAGCCGCCAACTTTTGTTCTTTTTTAATTCTTGTAGCTTCGGCTTGAACAAACTCCCAAGCGTTCAAACCATACTGAGCAATAAAAGCATTGCTCACTTCGTGCATCATCATTTCAGCTTGTTTTTTAGCTGCGTAGGCTTCCATAGCAACTGCTTCTGCGGACTTGCCGGAAAGCATGTTTGCTTTGGCAGGCTTCGCGGCAACCTGTGTCAGTTGACCAACAGATTCCATGATTGAGTTTACATCCCCAATCATGCCTTGAAGCTCTTTACCTACAGAAATTCCCTGCTTGATTGCATTATAAGCCGCAGTACAACCAGCAAGGATAGTAATCGGGTCCATCAGCGGTCTGCCTTTTGGTCAAGCTTGTCGAAGATGCGCTCGAACATGATTTCGATTCGCTTCATCGTTTCTGAATAGTCAGATTTTTGAACGTAGTTTGTAGGAAGACCGACTTCAATTTGATGAAGGTCTTCCTGCAACTTCTGCGTAGCTTCCCAAATTTGACGCGCAAACCAGCCAACACCGGTTAAGATAATGCCAAGACCGACGTTGATAAGAGTTTGGGTGTCCATATTTTACATCGCAGCGAACGGGGGAACCATCGGAACCACCGGAGGATTGTTGAGGAGATCAATCTGATCTGCGAGCTTCTGGTTGATCTCAGTCATGTCGAGCTTGTCAGAGCAAGCCGCAATGCACCAATCAGCCGTCAAAGCCGAGTAAGGCGTGAACTCAGACGGGTTTGGTGCATCAAGAGCAACCGTGCCGTAGCAGCCGCAAGAGACTTTGCCATCGGTCGCGTCATAGCGCCAATGGATAGTCTTTACGACATCGGTCAGGCCGTCTTCAGCCTTGGCAACGTCAAACTGCGGGAAAGACCATGTGTAGGTCAGGGACATAACGAAACCTCCAACTTATTAGATTTGCGAATGTTATCTATTGCAGGAATAACCTGCAAATTCCACGGCACATGTAGACCGCATACTATATCGTTTTTAAGCGGTATAATATGATCTACATGATGTTTAATTCCAGTTTGCGTACTTTTTGCTATAGCAACGTCATACATTTCTTGTATTTGAGCAATCTCAATAGCAGACAGCCACGAAGGGGTAGCTTGAAGTTTTTGCGCTCTTCGTTTGGCGTTAATGAAATTTATGTGCCCTTTCCGACGATTTCTGCTTTTTTTTATAATGTTTTTAACAGCGTCTTTGTTTCTTTCACGCCAAGCGTAAATAGATTTAAGGCGCTTCTCTAAATTTTTTTCTGCCCATTTTTTTGAAGACATTCTACGCAAATCTTTATTTGCATAATAATAAGATATGCTTCTTTCGGCTTCTTTTTTTTGAAACTCAGGACTGCTTGTTCGTATTGAAATGCAATCCGTGCATTCGTTATTAGAAACATACCGCAAAGCATAATGGCCTTTAATGCATGGCTTATCGTGACGGTAGAAGATTTCTCCTGCCGCTTTAGCCTCTAACAATTTAATGTTAGGTTTGCGAGGCATTAAGATTTAGCTCCTTTGAGCGCGTCGATTTCTGCTTTGAGTTCTTGGATGGCGGCGACAAGGTGAACCACGATCTTGCTGTAGTCCACGCTTTGCGGCTGCATTTTTCCATTAGCGTCTACGGCGTCTTTTTCACCAAAAACAGCTTGCGGAATAATCTTTTGCAATTCGTGGGCAATGAAACCCTCGCCGTCAGTGTCGTCAATCTTCCATTGATAGGTGACAGGCTTCAACGCAGAAATGCGGTCAAGCGCACCCGTCATTAGGGTGACGTTCTGCTTCAAGCGATAGTCAGATGATGTTGGAAAAGCCGTTGCAGACGATGTGCAGCTAATACCACCAACATATGTGCCAGAAGCATTGTAATTTGAGAACGGATAAGACGTTCCAGTATTAGATGTGATCTGTGCGTTGATGCCGTTTCCTGATCCAGTTGGAACTTTAAGCACCATAGTTGCAGTTGCAGGGTTTGTCGTTTGACCAAGCAAAAATGTGCCGCTGCTGTCGATGCGGGCGCTTTCAGAATATGTCGCTGAGTTGGCACGATAACCAAAAGCTAACGTGCCATTGTCTAACCCAATAATTTTAGCGCCATATCCGCTTCCAAATACAGACGTCTTAAACTCAAACCCGCCTGTGTCATTGACAGAAGAACGGCTAGTCTCGTTAAGGACAATAGAGCCGGGGCCTGTTGCGTAAGCGCCATTTGCACCCGGCGATTGCCCGGCGACTGTTAGCTTCGACAAGCCATATGTTTGCCCGATCCCCACGTTGCCGGAGGAGTCAATACGCATACGTTCGGAAGCATTAGTTCCAAAAACTAATGGAGTGGCTCCATCAGTCTTAAGAGTGGTTTGAGTGCCAATTTGAGTTTCAAGAACAGCATATCGCGTGGCTAAAGTAATGTCTGAATAAAAACCAAAGCCACAATAATTTCCAACTGAATTGTAAAGATAAGAATTTACACCACGTGCATCTGTATATGCTGCGGAGCCATTTACTGTTAACTTATACCCCGGCGAAGTCGTCCCGATCCCCACATTCTGCGATGTATCAACCGTCATGGCAGTTGTCGTGCCATTGGTTTGGAACGTCAGAGATGTTCCAGATTTTACGATTGGCGTTGTAACAGAAGTTGTCCCGGAAAGCGCCGTAAAAGTACCGGCAGCTGCTGATGATCCACCAATTGCGGGAGGTGAAGCAAGGTAGGTGCTAAAACCAGCACCAGAAACCGTACCAGCAACTGCAAGCGTCTTACCGGACCCGACGTTCAGTCCAACCGACGTACCAGTTCCATCGCCCTTGAAAATGCCATCAAGCGTGTCGAGGTCTGTATTGAGCTTCGTGCCCCAAGTGTCCGTCGAAGCACCAACCTCTGGCTTCGTCATATTAAGGTTTGTTGTAAACGAGTCGGCCATTTTAAGCTGCCCTTTGCCAATTTCCGCTCACCGGAGGTGAAGGTGTCCATGTGTCTGAGCTGGACGGGATTTCAGCCCACGATCCAGAATCGTTTGTTAAAGTGTTCCAAGATTGGCTTGGCACGGTCTGGGCTGTCCAGTTGCCGCTAGGTCCAGCTTCAGGCTCCCAGAGAAACCTAGCCGTTGCGCTTGCCGAAGAGGCAGAAACCGTACTTGCCGCCGCAGAATAAACAAGGACGGCACTTCCAGATGAAATTGATACCACATTTGTCGCACCAGAGACAAGGTATACGACCCTGGCGTCGGCTGTGGTTGAGGAAACAGAGGTAGCTGATGCGCTGATGTCGTAAGTTGTTTTTACGACAAAATTTGCCGTATCTTGAGCTTCAGTTGCATTTACCTGAATTTGAGTAAGTGCATTAACTGTAACAACCGCCAAATCCTGCGCCTCAGTCGCGGCAAGGGTAGCTATTGTTTTGGCCGAAACAGCCACAGAAACCGAATCTGGCGCTTCTACAGCACTTAATGTCATATCCGTGGTAACGACCACCACGGTGCTGTCATTGTCTGGAGTCTCAGTAACCGCCAGCGAGGCTTTAGTTGTGGATGTAACCGCAACAGAGGCTGTATCTGCATTTTCAACGGCAGAAAGAATTAAAGACCAATATGAACTTGCTGAAACAGCTGCCACATCTTGCGATTCTGTTGCCGCAAGTTGAATTTGGGTAACAGCATTAACTGTAATAGATGCAGTATCTGGCGACTCTGTAACAGCAAAAGAAGCAATTGTCGTTGAAGTTACAGTAGCAGAAGCAGTATCTGCGGCTTCTGTAGCAGACAACGAGGCAGACGCAATAATTCTAGCAGCTACAACAGCGGTATCAGCCGCTTCTGTAGCTGCCAAAGAGGCATTAAATGTCGTTACGCCATATGCAGCAACGCCATAGGCTCCAGAGCCATATTGCCCGTTAGACGTTGCCATTTATTTTACCCGTGGGTAATAGTTCCGCTTGTCACCTGAACAGTCTGCCCAGAAGAAATAGCCGTGGCATTGATTGTAATGTCAGAGCCGCTTGTGCCGACAGTCAATCCACTTACGATCACGGTTCCAGCATTGTTACGAAATTCAGCTTTTGCTGCCGTTCCAGTTGCAGAAGCCGTTGCAGACAATGGAACACCAGACAACGTAAAGACGTTGCTGCTAACTGTGCCAGGAGTTGCGCTAAGGGTAATGGTTGCGAGGACACCCGTCGCGCCAGACAGAGCAGATGTGCCAATAACCAACGAGCCAGCCGTAGCAGAACCAGTAGAGGAGGCAGCGGTCTTCCCAGCAATCAGGTCAGCAACCAATTGCATACGGTTGTCTTTGAGAGTCGAAGAATAGGTGACGGACATTTTATGTTCCCTAGGTCAAAGTGACTGAGAGTTGGCTTGTCGGGATACGAAGCACATCGCCCGATCCGATTGTTTTAGCCGAAGTAAGAGCGGCAGAAACAAGCATGTTCCCACCCGTAGACGCATCAAAAATTGCTATATAATTGATGCTGCCCCACGTAGATGTTGCTGCTGAATACTCAATATTTGCAGAATTTGTAGCAGTTCCACCAGAAACTGTAAAAGAACCAGACTGACGGCTATATGCTGTTCCAGAAGTAGATACTTCTGTTCCGCTACCCATAGGGTCGCCCACATACAGAGCCACATATTTTGAGGCTGGTTTTGTATAGGTTCCGCTGCCAAGCAAATGGTCGATCAGCTTATTATCGGTATATGAAGTAAATGGCATTAGAGTCCAAATCCTCTACGACGCGCAGCAAGCTGGGTGGTTTGACGCATTGAGCGTTCGCTCTCGATATTCATGGCATCCATGACTTGCTGGCGAGCAGCAGCCCAAATCTGCACACGCTCATCATTCTTCAGATAAGGAGTTGCCTCCAGAAGAGAAGAATAGAGATAAAGGTCAGGAGATTTAGTCATAAGCCAGTTCGTTGTCTGGGAATCAGACAAAGCAGGAATTTTGGCATAATACGTCAAAAGCAGATCGACGTTATATGTCGGAGCAGGAAGAAGCTCAAAAGCGCCATCAATCAAGGTGAAGTAGCGTACCTTGTTAATGATTTTATTTGCCTTAAGAGCCTTAGCTTCATTAGGACCAACGAAAGCAAGCGCCTGTTGAGGCGCAATATTGGTCATATTCAGCTCTAAAAGATAAGCTTCCAAAAAATCAGAAGGAAGAGCAACAAACTCATTTTGAGATGTCGCTTGAGCACGGCTCAGCATATCGCGAAGGCGCAGCTCACGGTTGAACTTGGCTTCGGCAAGCGTAATGAACGTCGGAATGACAGAGGTCAAATCCGCACGATTGAGGTAATCCGCAATCGTTGACTTCAGGTCTGAATACGTTGCCAAGGCCATTAGGCCGTCTCCTCAGCAGGATCGACATGCTCATGCCGAAACTCGAAGCTTCCGATATGGCGAACTTCCTTTGAAAGGTCGTGGTCGATATGGGTTTTGAAGCCAATCGACTCTGCTTTCATGCAGAAATAGAGGTCTTCTCCGTGGAAGACGCCGTTCACCGTAGAATAGGCGATAAGGAACCAGGGGTCTGGCATCGCCTTAAAAACCTTCGCAGAGGTTAGCATAACACCGAAGCCGGAGCCAGAAACTTCCTGCAAGCCCTTGCTTTCCGGAAGCGTCGGGACGCGGGTCCAGACGTTATCCTCGAAGTGAAAAGCCACCGGCTCAACCGGCAAGGCGCGGGTCGTGTAGTTAGCGCCAACCAAATCCTTCTTATGCGCCAAAAGACGTTCAAGGGCGTCTTTGGGAAAGCGCATATCGGTGTCCAGCCAAAGAATATAGTCAGCCTTGGCTGCAATAGCCTCTTTGGCGAGATTGACGCGCTGATCCGCAATCAGAGTGCCTGTAGCGTTATAAACGCCGATCTGGATGCCCTTCTTGACCGAATAGCCAACAAGGTTGGCAAGATCAAAGGCAAACGATGCGTGAACCATGTCACGGCTTGGGGTACAGATCGCGACCTTCATCAGACTGTACCAGGGCGCGTACGGAAGAAACGGTTGTCTGGATCATTCAACCAACGCTTCATAGCCACGTTGTCGTGAAGGATTCCCTGCTTCTTCAATTCCTGCAAAACAACCAGCGGAATCTGGGCAACATGGGTCCAATCACCATGCTTGCCATGATCGCGATTGTAGAGAGCCTTATTCATTTCAAGGATGTCATCAAACTGCTGTTCAGCAGTGATCTCAACCTGATCCGTCGCCTCGTCGTAATGGAAAACGTGGCTGATCCGCGTGCCGGGATCGTAGTCTAGAAGTTTCCGCATAATCTCTCCCCTTAGAAGGAAGAGTGGGGCCGAAGCCCCACTCTAATTATTATCTTACGAAGTTGTCAGGTCGCGGGCAACGCCGTGAGCCTTCTGGGTACGGACCTTGAGGCCGTATTCCACGATGATCATGCGCTTCTCAGCGTCACCGGTCTTCGCCAGAACTTCCGTACGGAAGTTACGGAGGTAGCCCACAGCAGCGTACTCAGGGTCAACGATGTAGCCGTTGCCTTCTGGCTGGAAGCGGTTCGGAACAACGTTCACAGTGCCGAAGTCGGACACATAAACGTCAGCCGCGCCGATGATTTCAGCCTGCTTGCCTGCCGGAACGTCACGGAAGCGAGTCGCGATGCCGGTGAAGCCCGATACGACGGTCTTGTTATAAGGACCGACCATCAGAACCTTCGGATCACCACCCTGCGTCCAGACGCCCTGAACGGCCGTCTTAAGCAGCGTTTCCGTGAACGCACGGGAAGTACC